GGCTCAATGCTAAAGGCCGTGCCTCCTACAATCGTGCGAACCCCGGTAAGCCGGGCCTCAAGGCACCTCAACCCGAGGGAGGCCCGCGCCGGGATTCGTTCTGCGCCCGCATGAAGGGCATGAAGAAGAAGCTGACCAGCGCCAAGACGGCCAACGACCCCAACAGCCGTATCAACAAATCACTTAGAGCATGGAACTGCTGAGATGCCGCTAGTCAAGGGTAAGTCTGACAAGGCTGTGAGCAAGAACATCAGTACGCTGGTTGGCGACTTCGAGAAGCGGGGCCGCATCGGCACCTCGAAGCCAGCGAATAAGGCGGCGGCTACCAAGCAGGCCGTGGCGATTGCCCTTCAGAAAGCCGGAAGGCAGAAGGCTAAGTAAGTGGCTGGCCCCCTGCTGGCCCTGCTGCCGACGCTGCTGCCCGCGCTGACGGAAGTGCTGGACCGGGTGGTGCCTGACCAGGCTGCGGCGGCCAAGGCCAAGCTAGAGATGGAAGCTAGGCTGCTAGAGGCGGCGACCGCGCAGGCTTCGCAGCAAACCGAAATCAACAAAATTGAAGCGGGCCACCAGTCCATCTTTGTTTCGGGTTGGCGCCCATACATTGGGTGGGTTTGCGGCATGGCGATTGCGTGGGCCTTCCTTGTGGCACCGATGCTGTCGTGGCTGCTGCCCGTGATGGGTGTGGTGGCGGCGGTGCCCCCGCTTCAGACGGAGTTCCTGCTGGAACTGGTGTTCGCGATGCTGGGCCTAGGCGGCCTGCGTACCTTTGAGAAGCTGAAGGGCGTGGCAGCAAAGTGAACTACTGGACGTATCTGAGGGGAGGCAAGAAGGAAGTGGCCGAGCCTGCGCCTGTGTTGGAGTATGCGTCGTGGGAACTGGTGCCTGCGGGCGTGTGGGTATGGCCGAACTTCAGGCCGCGCGAACTGGCGTGCAAGGGCACGGGCCGCATCCGGTTGCAGCGCAAGGCTGTCGAGGCGTTGCAGGATCTGAGGCATAGGATCGGCCAGCCTATGCGTATTGCTTCTGCTTACAGAAGTGCAGAACATAATGCAAGGGTGAAGGGCTCGCCTACTAGTCGGCATATGACCGGCGATGCATTCGATGTGGTGATGGACGGCCATGACCCCGTCGCATTCGAGACGGCTGCGAGAGAGGCGGGATTTCGCGGCTTCGGGTACTATCCGGAATCTAATCCGCCTTTCATGCACATCGACATGGGGCCTGCCCGCAAGTGGGGCACCCCCTTTCCCAAGAAGGACACCAGCCGTGAAGCGTAAAGTCAAGTTCCAAGAGGGAGGCGCTGTCGAAGAGTCGCCCCGCAACCGCAAGCTCCGCGAGACGATGGAGAAGTTCGGGCGCGAAGGTAAGCGCACTGGACTGGCGGAGCGTGCCCGCGAACGTCAACGGGCTGAACGTAGGGCCGCTGCCCTGCGAGACGTCGAGCGCCTCAATCCGGGCCAGGGTGCAGCAGAGGCAGAACGCCGTGCTGGCCGCGCAGTTCCCGAACGCCGCCCTGACTTCACGACTGACCCGCGAGGCACGACGCGCAGTGGTGCTGCGACGGGTCGCGAGATGGTGTCCAGCCGCGAGGCGATGCCCCGCCCGTCTGCTAGTCGCGCGCTTGCTGAGGTTGCTACGCCCCGGCAGATGCCGCTTGGTCGTGTGCGTCCTCCGGTCGGCGGCAACATAGCCACGCTTGCTGCGGGTACTGCGGCTGCGGCTGCTGAACCAATGGTCGATTACGGTCGTCGCTTCATGGAACGCCGGGGTGCCGAGGCTGACGCCCGCCGCGAGGCGAACCTCCAAGCTTTCCGGGATCAGCAACAGGAGCGGGTGACAATGGAGCAGGGCATGGGCGAGGCTCCGCAGCGAATGCCGACGCCGCGACCGGCTGCTCCCCGTCCTGCGTCAGCCCCGGCTCCGCGTCCCCGTGTGCGGGAGATGACGGCTGACGAACTGAATGAGATGGAGCTTCGTCGCATTCGGGCAGAGCGCCAGATGGAAGAAGACGATGCCCGCGAACGTCGCCGTGCCCGCGAAGAACGCCAGATGGGCGGCTCTGGTAATATCGGGGCGGCGTCGGCTCGTGAACGTGGTGAGACAGTTGGCCCGGCAGGCGACTATAACTTCCGAAAGGGTGGTATGGTCAAGCCGAAGAAGATGATGAAGGGCGGAGTGGTGTCCAAGCCGAAGGCTGGTGCCACGAAGTCCAAGTCGAAGCCGATGCCCGCCTTCAAGAAGGGCGGCATGATTAAGAAAGGTAAGAAGTAATGCCCGGCACTATGAAGTATAGGGAGGGCGGCGCGGTTCGTAAGCGTAGTCCGCAGCCCAGTCCCCGACCAAGGGCGTCGCCGCCCCCGCGTTCGCCGGGCATGACGGAGGAAGAGGTGCTGAAGGATCGTTCTTCCCGAAGCCCAAACATTCGTGAGCCTATGATGCGAGAGGGTGACGCGCGCTTCGACTTTGGGCGCGAAGGAATGAGAGATCCCTCGAACTTCGAGGGTATGTTCAATTTGCGGGAACAGCGCCGCACTGAACCCACTCGACTTAAGAAGGGTGGCGTCGTGAAGAAAGCCAATGGTGGCATGATTAAGAAAGGGTGTAAGTGATGATGCGTTCTAATATGGGCAAGCAGGTTACGCAAGGCCCGATGAAGAAGAAGGCTGGCGGCAAGGTTGCTGCTGGCAAGCCGGTCAAGATGCAGAAGGGTGGCAAGGTGCCGTGCGCGCAGTGCCCGAACCCGGCAGCTTGTCGTAAGGCTGGCCGCTGCCTTATGGCTGGCTAATGGCTAAGAAGCCCGAAAGCCGGGTGAACGAAGCGGGCGTCTACACGAAGCCCGGTATGCGTAAGTCCTTGTTCGAACGCTTGAAGGCGGGAGGCAAGGGCGGCAAGCCGGGTCAGTGGAGCGCCCGCAAAGCTCAGATGCTCGCCTCAGAATACAAGGCGAAGGGCGGCAAGTACCGTGACTAAGTCCTGCCTCCACTGCAAGCAAGAGAAAGAACTGACTGAATACTATCAGTTCTATGACAAGTGGACGGAGCGCAAATTTTATAGCTCGCGTTGCCGTCCATGCCATTTGCTGTATAAGCACACTAACCCAAACACTAAGCGTAATCGCAAAGCCGAAAAGCTGAAGCTGCGCTACGGGTTAGAGCATAGCCAGTGGGAAGAAATTCGCAAAGAGCAGAATTATTCCTGTATGATTTGCGGTATCGAAGAGACGGCGTTGGGTAGGAAGCTGGACGTAGATCATTGTCACGCTACCGGAGTAGTGCGTGGCGTTCTTTGCAACCCCTGCAACACGGTTCTGGGCCATGCTCGCGACAAGATTGAAGTCTTAGAAGCTGCCGCCGAATACCTCAAGCAAAATGCGAAAGGCTATAAGTCGTGAAGGCCCCGCAGAAGTCGCTGGTCGATTGGACCAAGCAGAAGTGGCGCACCAAGTCGGGCAAGCCCAGTACGCAGGGACCGCAAGCTACGGGTGAACGGTACTTGCCCGAGGCCGCTATTAAGGCTATGCCTGCCTCGACTTATGCGGCGAGTAGCGCGGCGAAGCGGAAGGCGACGAAGGCTGGCAAGCAGTTTTCTAAGCAGCCTGCCAGCGCCGCCGGTATCGCGAAGAAGTTCCGCTAGAACGGGTACTCTTCGGGGGCCGTGTAGTTGTTGACGGTCTGCTCCCAGATGAGGGCGCCCGCACCCTCGCCGTGGAACTTTACGGAAATGCGGTTCTCGACAAGCCAACGATTCCACTGACCGAGGTCTTGCATGGCAGCGACGAGTTCGCCGGTTGTCAGGAAGGACCGTTCTTCTGCGCCCAGCGTCACGCGCATGAGTTGCTGCTTGACGGAATCCTTGTCGGTGTCTTCCGGGTAGAAGAAGTCGTAGCCGTAGAACTCGAAGCGGCGGAAGCCCATGATGAAGGCCAGCATAGGAATGCGGGTAGCGGAACAGGTGCCGCCCGCAATGATGAGGCCGGTGTCGAAGGCCGGGGGCCTAGCTTCGAGGGTGCTTTGAGTGTGGGCGTGCCAGCCAAAGAGTTGGGCACCCTTCTCTTCGAGGACAGCCCGCACCGAGGGGTGCGTCATGGTGGCGAAGAGGAAGCGGTCTTCGGGGCCGACGCTTGCGAAGAGGTCCGTGCGGACGATGCCGTGCGTGGACTTGCCATCGACCGGGCGCGGATCAAGGATGACGGTCCAGTCGGGCGTGATACCGGCAGCCTTCAGGACGGGCAGGGAGTGCTTGACCGCGAAGACGGTAGCACCTGCGGCCTGACGAGTGCGGATCTCTTCGAGGAAGTTGGGTAGGGTGGGGCCTGCACTGACGAAGAGGGCAACGCCTTCGTGCGCCTGGTAGGAGCCGATCCAAGTTGGAATGGCGGCAGCGTTGTCCGCAATATGCTGGAGCTGTTCGCCCTTGTCAACAGAGTCGACGGGCTTTACTTGGATGCGGGTGCGGAGGTCAGGCAGCGGGTAGCCGTCGCGGACGACGAGGCCGAACGAGATGGTCTGGGTCAGGCCCGCGTAGCCGTCGCCGCTGGTGATGATCCGCTTCTGGCCCGCGATCTCCTTGATGACGCGGCGCGGACCTTCCGGTGCGCCCTCTTCCTCATTGACGATGACGTCATCGAAGACGATGAAGGGAACGTGCTTCAGGCATTCGTAGTCCGACTTGGTCGTCTCGTAGGAGTGGCCGCCGTCGATGTAGGCGAAGGTGGCGTCGGCTACAATGGAGGTGGAGGCGGGCAGCGTTTCGAGTGTGTTGCCCTTGATAAGGGAGAAGGCGAAGGTCAGACCCTTGCGGGCCATGAGGCGGCTGTAGTTGTTGAGGCGGTTGTGGACAATCCAAGAGTCCGCGTGGGGCTTGGTGTGGCCCTCATGGACGCGGTCGTTGCCGCCCTCGAAGGTGTCGAAGCCGACGTAGGACACGGTCTTGACGCCGGTAGCGAAGGCCGCTTCGGCCATCTGGACTGCGCGGCTGCCGTTCCATGTGCCGACTTCCACAATGCGGGCAGCGTTGGTTGCGTCGATGGAGGAGGTCAGAAGTTCGCATAGCGTTTCATAGCGGGCCGGGGCGCCGAGTGCGGGGTTGGCAATGGTCTGCTTGTCGGGGCCTTTGTAGTGGACCATGTAGGCCGCGAGCGGAGATTGGTGGAAGGCATCGAGGCCGAGGCAGCCGGGCGACAGGTTCTTGACTTGCAGGCCGTGCGCCTGGTGCAGCAGGGTGATGCGGTCAAGGATTGCGTTGTCGTGCGCCTTCTTGTAGTGGAAAGCTTCCAACGAATTGTAGAGGCCCCAGTAGTCGGCTAGGAGGGAGGCACCCTTGACGGTAGCCAGATTGAAGGCGAACCACGAACCTTCGCTTTCCTTGACCGTGCGTCGGTACAGGTAGGTCAGGTGGAAGGCGTCGTCGAAGAGTTCGCCAAGGAGGTCGGCGTCGACGGGCCGCATGGTTTCGGTGTCCGCGTCGATGAAGCCGATCCAGTCTAGGGAGGGCGTCACGCTGGAGGCGAGGGCGACTGCCTTGAAGCAGTAGTCGAGGGACGGGCCGTCCTTGGCCTTGGCACCGAGGTGGGCCTTGAGCTTCTGGAAGGAGGCCGTGTCTTCGAGGGCGCGGAACTGAATGCCGGGGAAGGAAGGGACCTTGCCTTCGAGGTCGTGGTGCCAGATTTCAAGTTCGATATCGGCGGGCCAGAACTTCTTGAAGGACTCGGCAAAGCGCAGGCCATACCGTTCCCAAGAGTTGGGGCCGATGGTGGTGATGATCTTAGCGCGCATCGGCGTAGGCTCCGAGGAGTTCGTTGGTCCAGAAGTTGTCGAAGGGGGTGGGCTCGCGGTCGATCATGCCTGGCACGGGCGGCCCGTAGGTGAAGTGGATTCCGTTGATGGGCAGGGGGCGGTGCGCGCCTTCGGCGGCAAGCCCGGCTTCGGTGGTGGGGCTGTAGTTGGGAACCCAGTGCCACGACTCGGAGAGGTAGCCAATGTCGGAATCGTCCAGCCACTCGAAGCCGTGGAGGTAACTGCCGGGAGCGGAGTTCACCATCTCAAAGGTGGGCAGCTTCTTGGACTTGAGGTTCCACAGCATGAGGGCCGACCACATCTTGCGGTGGTAGCGGGACTGGCGCTGGCCGTCCATCTTCACGGTGGTCGTCGGGTTGAAGTTGTGGGGCACGACCATGACCGTCTTGGTGGGATCGGCTTGGCGCGTCAGCTTGTGGATATCGTCGAGCCACAGCCAGTCGCAGTCGGTGAAGAGTGCCCAATCGGTCACGCCGTCGGACTGTGCGACAATGGGAGTGAGGAAGCGGGAGTGGGAGAACTGGACGCTGAACGGACGCCCATCTCGTTCGTCGAGGTAGGAGCCGTCTTCGCAGATGCGCCATGGCCGGTCGAAGAATTGGCGGCGGCGCAGGTCCAGATGTTCGAGGTGCCGGATTGTCAGCGGCTTGCTGGCATAGGCACGGGCCGAGGATTCGGTGACGCGCAGAGCCTCCGGTTCACGGTGGTCCACGCCGATGTAATAAGCGAAGTTTGTCATGGGGCGTAGGATACTATTCCGCCCCACAACTGTCAACTATTTAGTGAGGCTTATTGGTTGCGCCACTGAGAACGCTCGATCATTTCCTGTGCGGCAGGTCGAGCGGGAACACGGGTGCCCGGAACAAGAACTTCAGGCGAGCCCCTGCCCAGCAAGTCTTGGCGGGCGCGGGTGACGATTGCCGGTTCGTTGATACGGACTTGGAACTGGGGCGGCTTGTCTTCTTGTTCGCGTTCGATCTCGGCTTTGCGGGCACGGTACTGGGACATGAAGCGTTCGACAGCGGCGTCGTCGCCGGTTCGCTGGGCTTCCATTGCGCGCATGACGTAGCGGGACAGTTCGATGTTGGCGCGTTCGGTTGCGTCGCGAGTAGCGGTGTTCAGTTCGCGAGCGCGATTGGCGGTGCGCCGAATGTCAGCGAACTCGGGTGGAGAGAAGCCGATGGCTTGACGGGCCGCTGCCGGTAGGATACCGGATTCATCGGCAGCGCGGACTTGTTCGGGCGTGATGATGCGGCCCTGCCGCTTGGTAAACTGCTCTTGGTCGATTGCAAGCTGGCCGCCCTTGGCTACGTTGGCGAAGGCGGTAGGCAGCAGCGCGTAGGACAGGCCCCAATAGTCGCCCAGTTGCCAGGCTTGATAGGCGTCCAAGCCCTTCTGGACTAGACCGCCGACCGGGCCGAGGGCAGAGAGGACGTCCCATTCGGTGACGCTGCCTTGGGGAAGGGGGTCGATCTTGAGGCGGCTGTTCAGGCTGATGGAACCCCAAGCGTGAGGGAAGCCGTAGCTGAGGGCGGATGCGAGGAAGTTGTTGCCAAGGGCGTTTTCAAGTTCTTGTTCGTAGTCCACGATGTCATCGAACGCCAGCTTGAGGACGGCTTCGGTGAGGTCGCGCATGCGTTCTGCGAGAGGGAGGGACCAGACGCCAGCGAGGGCGACTTGAGCGGCAACCATGGCGGCGAACTGGAGGGCGGCGGCGCGGGCCATGGTGGGGTCGTTCTTGCGAAGGCCCTCGATGGTTTGCTTGGCGCTGCGAGCATACAGTTCCATCAGCTTGAAGACAGGTGACATGAACTGCGTCATCATTTCAGCGACCGGGTGGAAGCGTTGGATGAGAGCGCGGTCTTCCTTGGTGGAGCGGAAGTTGGTGTCGCTGGTCACGCCTTCAGCGTATTCGTAGGCGTTGTTGTAGGTGCGATTGTCGAGGCGGCCCGCGCGTGCCATAACTTCAGGGCGTGCCTTGGCGAGACGGTAGGCCGCGAGGAAGGCGGTGGCACGGTTGGTTTCGTCAACGGTTGCCAGCATTCGACCGGACAGATCGAGGACCTTGTTGAAGTTATTGGCGAAAGCGGTGGCGTCGCGGTCTGCGATACCGGCGTTGCGAATATCGGAAGCGGAAATGGTGCTGCGGAGTTCGACGGTCTGGACCGGGTTGAGGCGGCCTTCGCGGAGAGCGCGCTGGAGAGCGGTGACTTCGTCGGCTTTCAGGGTGCCGCGCTGAATGAGGCGCTTGGTCTGATCCATTTCCTTGCCGAACACGCGGAGCGCATCGAGCGTACCGTAAACGTCCTTGGCCGCAGATCCGTAGTAGCGGAAGGAAGCCGGGCCACCACCATCGCGCAGCAGGCGGGGCACGAGAACGGTCGGGTTCTGCGTCATCTGAATGGCGGCGGTACTGATGTTAAAGCCGAGGAACATGAAGAACGCGAGAGCGCGGCCAGTACCGAAGGCTTCAGTGGGGGTGGTGCTGTAGTCTAGGAGGTCGTTCCAGTACTGACGTTCTTCGCTGTTGTAGCCGTCGAGTGAACGGTTGAAGTCGTCTTGGACGGTGCGGCGAGCCTGGACTTTGGACGCGGCAATGAAGTACTTGGGCAGGGTGTCACGGATATAGTCGGTTGCGTTTTGCGGGGTGACGGCCCGGAGCAGGTCGTTGTTCGGGCGGAAGATGCGATCCATCTGCGCCTTGTCGATTTCCTTCGACATGCGAGCGATGATCTGCTTGGCTTCCTTGCCGCTGACCTTGCTGAGTTCTTGGAGGTACTGGGCGATGAAGTCCCCGTCGCGGCGCAGATCGGCGGCACGGGAATCGTTCTCGGCTTCGACGCCACGCTGCATGACACGGAAGCGGGAGGTGTCGGGGAACTCTTCGCGGAGTGCGCGGATGGCGTCGGCTTCCGGGTCGCGCTGAATGCCCAGCTTTTGGCGGGCCTTGCGGACGCCGCGCACCGGATCGAAGAAGTAGATGCGAACCAGCCTTTCTTTGCCGCCCGGCTGACGTTCGTAGGCTGCGGCGAAGTGCGTGCCCGTTGAGATTTGCGGGAAGAAGAGGGGATCGCGCCTAGCATTCAGGCGACGGACTTCGCGGGCACCATCTTCGGAAGCGGCGCGCAGTTCGGCATCTGACATCTGGGTGACGAGACGGTCGCCCTTGGTGCGCTGGAAGGCTTCGAGGCGTGCACGGTCTTGGGGCGTCGTGGCGTTGGCCGGATTGAAGAAGCGGGTCGTGTATGCGTCAATGTAGTAATCGAGCATACGTTGGCCAGCTTGCAGTAGTCCGTCCATAGCAGCGTTTTCTTCTGCTGTAAAGGCGTTGCGGTCGGGTGCTTGCTTGCGACTACGCGCTTCTTGCAGGGCTAGTGCGATGCGTGCCTGCGAAGCGGCAGGCAGTGCGAGGGCAGGCTCGAAGAGTTGGGTGGCCTCGTTGAGGGCGGCGTGGTTGCGGACATACAGCCGGTCCATCTGGTCCGCAGTAGCCCGGTAGCGGGGCTGCTTGCCGAAGGTGGCGATAGGCGAAGCGAACCACTTGCCGAAGAAACCGCCACGGAAACCGTCTTCAATCTGCTTGTCGAGGATGCGGCGCTGCTTCTGAATGCCTTCGTTCTCTGGCGTCGAGAAGACAGCCTCTTCAACGGTGTTGGTGGGAGCGCCCGCTCCCGTGCCGGGACTGGCTGCGGCAGTAGCTTCCGCCAGCGGCACCGCTTCCGGTGCGGGAGGAACAGTTGCGCCGGGCGCAGCCGCTTGCGGGGCAGGAACGGTCTGGCTAAATGCAGCCGACGACGGAACCGCCGCAGGGGGCTGGGCCGGGGCGGCAGCAGCAGGAGCAGTAGGAGCAGCGGTAGGTGCAGCGGCGGCAGCAGCAGCAGGCGCAACAGGAGCGGCAGGTGCAGACAAGGCCGGTGCTGGGGCCGGTGCTTCTACGGTAGGGGCAGGCTGGGCGGCAGGGGCGGCGGCAGGGGCTTGCGGGGCAGGCGGTGCTGGCGCAGCTTGCGGGATCGCCGCCCCTTCGGTGGCCGGGGGAACGGGGCCGGTTGTAGGGGCAGCGGCTTCTGGCGCGGGTGTCGGCGTGGGTGTAGGTTGCGCCGGGGCAGGGGTGCCGTAGTTGACTGCATACTTGGTCGGGCTCTCCTTCCTAATGACGCCGGTAGAGGCAAGAGCTTCGAGTTGGTTAGCGACGGCTTTGACTTCTGCCTTGGTGACACGGGCAGGATCAATGTCGCGGGAGGCGAGGGCCGCCTTGGCAACGGCAGTAGGGGAGAAGGCGTTGAGATTCAGGTCGCCCCGGTTTGCAGCCTCGGCTAGATTGCTGACCGCGTCGGAGACGTTGGGCTGGTTGGTGTCGGGGATACGCGGGAAGAACTCGGTGAGGGCCTGCTGGCGGGTCTGCTGGACAGACTGCTCCCAGTTGGATATGCGCGCAGCGTTCACGAAACCAATGGCTGCTTCGGGCGTGGCGAGCGTGGCGGGCGGAGTGAACTGCGGGTTTTCGGCAAGGAAGGCGTCGGCTTCCTCGCGGGTCGTGAAGGCTTCGGGCCGGTCGGGAATGGCAAAGGGTGCTGGCCGGGCGGGCGCAGGAGCTTCGGGTGTCGGAGTGGCGGCAGCGGGAGCGGGAGCGGCTTCGGGAATGGCGGGCGCAGCTTCGGGGGCAGGACGTTCGCCAAAGGCACCGCGCAGCGCACCGCCCGTTACGCCGCCAGCAGCCGCGCCGCCAAGGGCAGCCTCAAGATATTCACGGCCAGCGCCACCTTCCCGTGTGAAGACAGGGAGGCCAGCCTGTTGACGTTCGAGGGCGGTCTGGGCAAGTTCGACGGGGGCTTCGATGCCCGCGCCAACAGCAGCACCAGTTGCGACACGCCGGGCAAGACCTTGGCCAGCGGCTTGGGCGGCTTCGGTAGCGGGACGGCGGAAGACGCGGGCTGCACCGAGAGAGGCAATGTCAGCAACGCTTTCGAGGGGAGCTTGGATGGCGGCAGCGCGGGCAGCAGCACCGGGGCTGGTGATGTCGCCGCTCTCTTGGATCTGGCGCTCGATGTTAGTGCCGAAGAGTAGCGGGAAGGCAGCGGCAGTGCCGCCGATAATACCGCCGCCAATGATACCGGGCAGGCCGAGGGGTGTGCCCAACTTTGCTCCCGTTAGTGCGCCGCCTAGGCCAGCAGCGGTAGCGGGGAGGGAACCGGCGACCGCTTCGGTGGTTGCGCGGGCAGCACTGCCAACGCCGGTAACGTCGGTGAAGGCTTGGCGCAGTTCGGAGGGGAAAGCGGTTTCAGCTTGGAGTTGTTGCTCGACGCGGCCCTCACGACCGAACCGTTCTAGGTTGGGGGAGCCGACCGCACGACCAAGCCCTTCGGCTGCTGAATATAGGCTGCTTTGGAATTGGTCGATGCCTGCGCTGGCACCTTGACGAAGGGAGGTGCCAAGGCCAAGTTGGGTGCGCCGCCAAGCGTCGAACTCTTCGGGACGGTTCTGCTGGAACCAACGGCGACCAGCCTGGGCGGCAACGCGAGGATCGTCAGTGCCCTCTACGTCAACGAAGGTGTTGTCGTTGAGTTGGACGCGGATCATCGAATAGGGTTGCCTCGTGCATCAATGCGGGCGGCAGGCGCGGGAGGGGCGGTTACGTCGACGGCGCTGGGAGTGGGGGCTCCGCCCGATTGGATTTGCGCGGCACCCTCCAAGATTTGACGGACGCGGTTATCGCGGAACTCATTGCGGCGGCGTTCGCGTTCGGCGGCCTGCGCGGCACTCTCAGGCATACCGGATGCCGGATTGGGAAACCGCTGGCGAGCTTCCGCGTCGGCTTGGCTGACGATTTGTGCGTAGCGTTCGGGCGTGATCTGGCCGCGAGGACCGCCCGCGCCAGCACCGCGACCGCCCTGCCTGTAGTATTCTGCGAGGGCACGGGCCTGCTCGGCTTGTGCGGCGCGGTAAGGCGCATTAGCCTCAAGTTCTTGGCGGCGCAGGGCGAGTTCTTCGCGGCGACGTTGTTCTTCAATGTCGAGAGCGCGTTGTTGGCGTTCGGTTTCTGCGAGTTGGCGGAGGCGGTCGGTGCGGGAGCGTTCACCTTCGGCTTGCGCGCGAGTGCCTGCGGCGAGGTTCGTGAAGAAGTTGGGGCTGCCGGATGCGAGCATACCAGCGCCAAACTCCCGCATGCGGGTCAGGTTCTCGCCTTCCAGTTCACGGGCTGACCGCTCGCGGAGCATGTCAAGGAGCGAGCGCGGCTGCGCCTGTCCGGAAGGAGCAGGAGGGCCATACACTTGCTGGTCGCTAAAGTTGGGGTCCAGATAAATGTCGCGCGGATTTACCATGTGCTATTCCTAGAACAAGCCACGGAGAAAATCAACACCAGTTCTTACGTTGGAGATAAGCCCTGGTAGTTGGGTAGCCCCGCCGATAATAGTGCTGAGAGGATTGGCGCCGGGCGTTGTCGTAGATTGAGAACTGCCGATGCCCAAGTTGGAGGGGCCGAGGCCCAAAGAGCCGCGCAGAACTTCGATGCCGCGCGTCGGGTAGTCGCGTTCTTCCTCGAAGGCCTGGCGGAGGACGTCGAGATTGCGCTGATTGAGGCCCTGTTGCATACCGCCGATCTGGAGAAGCGGATTGACTTCCGTGCCGAAGCGGGCAGCGGTCTGGTTGAGGCCTGTGCCCAGTTGGCCGAGGGCCGTCGAGTAGAGTTCAGGGATGCGCTGCTGATCGGCGCGGAACTGAGTGAGGGCGTTGTTGTAGGCGGCAGCCTGTTGTCGGGCAGTCTCTTCGCCGATGTTACGCTGGGTCGAACGCTCCAGTTCGGACTCGGAGATAGCCTGACGGGAGCCGCCGAAAGAGCCGGTGCGGGCCGACTGCTGACCGAGGCGAAGACGTTCACGGGCAGCCCGTTCCTCGATTTCGCGGATAGCAGGGTCGAGGACCGCCTGTGTGTAAGGCGACATGTACTCTTGGATGTTGACGTCAGGCAGCCGCTGTGCCATCCCGGTCGTGGCGGCAATGCCCTGCTGAGTTAGCTCGGGGGTCAGGGCGCCAAGGGCACCGGACTGCTGGGCAAGCTGCCGCGTCGTACCGAAACCGGCGAGTTGGTCGGGCGTGAAGCCAGCGACACGCGGCTGGTTGTAGAGAGGGAAGGGTTCGTTGGCGAACGCGCGGGCGCGCTCCATCAAATCCTTGCGCGCAGCCTCAACATCAGGCGGAACCTGCGGAGTAGTGGCTTGCGTATTAGTTTGCCTGCCGGTGCCAAAGATGCTGTTTACGGCATCGCTAAGAATGCTCATCGGCCAAGACTCCTCTTGAGGATTTCGCCAACGGGCAGAGGACCGGCTTGGCGCGTAGTACCGGTCTTGGCGTCGCGAATCTGTCGCATCAAATCATAAAGGCGTCGTGCGCCCGCATTGGAAGAACCGTCGCCCAGCATGGACACGACGTCAGCAGGGACAACGAACTCGCCATCCGAAAGCGCCGCAGCACGGCGACCATTGATGGAAGTGGGGATCAGATCGTCGAGGCCGCCACCGGGACCAATGGCAATCTTGCCGCCGCCCGCCAGCGGAACAAGCCCGCCCCCAGCAAACGCGACTAGGCCGCCTTCCTTGTAGCCGCCATCACCGCCACCGCCGCCATCACCGCCACCATCGCCGCCATCACCACCGGCATCGCCGCCAGCATCGCCACCGGCACCTTCACCATCGCCAGCGCCTTCGCCTTCGCCTTCACCTGCCGCTTCACCGGCAGCGGCTTCACTCGCGGCGGCTTCGGCGTCTGCGGCAGCAGCTTCACTTGCAGCGGCTTCTGCGGCGGCAGCTTCAGCAGCGGCAGCCTCGGCAGCAGCGGCTTCTGCGGCTTGGGCTTCTGCTTGTGCTTCCGCTTCTGCTTGCGCGGCGCTAACAGCCCCGCCCATACCGGGCATTCCGTCAAGGCCAGCGAGGCCGCCAAATTCGCCGGGAGGTCCGACGGCTTCGCCACGTTCGGCAGCGGCGGCTGCACCAAAGTTACCGGAGCCGCCTGCCGTGGGGCTGGTGCCAAAGCCGTAACTGCCGGTTTGGCCGGGCTCCGTGGTTGCGAGGCCCTGCTCCATTGCATTAACTTCGGCTGCCGAGAAGCCGGAAGGGGCGGCGGCGGGACCTGCTGCGGCGACAACTTCCTCAGTAACTGGAACACCAAAGCGCGCAGCTTCTTCGCGGTTGAGGGCGCGGTCAATGATCTCATTGAATTGGGTTTGGGCTGGCGTACCGATAAGCCCTTGGGACATGTTGCCTATGACAGAAGAGAGCGTGCCAATTTGCTCTTCAGTGAACCCCATTGCTGCAAGTTCGGCATTAAGGGCGTTCACATCGGAGAGAGTTCCCAGCGCGCCAAGTCCCAAGCCAAGGCCGGGCACGCCCGTCAAGGCTCCTGCTACGGCGCCAATAGTTTGGCCTGCGCGTCCATAAGGAGCCGTCCCGAAAGTGCGCCCCTCTGTAGTAAGGTTGGCGAGATTGGACAGGGCACCCGTCGGAGCGAACGAGCGGGCGTCTTCCGGGATCGTGTCCATCATCTCTACGCTGAGGGCACCTTCGTCCGCAAGATTCTCGTAGTCTTGGTCGACAGCGGTTACGTCAGGCTCCGCCCCAACTTCCTCTTGCCCAAAGAGTCCTTCGGTTACAGGCGCGTCAGGGTCAAGATCCTGTATGATATTGGACATCGGAACGACATCCATCCTAAAGTACTCAGGCTGTATGATACTGACAGGCTCTTCAACAACGTCCGCTCTATCGAAAAAATCTTGCCCCCAACTAAATATGCCCTGAGCCCAATCAGCAAGTTGTTGCGCGCGACTGAAAGCTTCCTCACGCTGCGCTTGTAACTCCGGATTCTCAGGGTCACGCGCAAGATCATCGTCGAAAGCCGCAGCAGCAGCAATAGCAGCGTCTCGTTGCTCCCTTGCATTTTGCATTACCGATTCTACATAATCCCGCTGTTGCTCTAGGGATTCAAATTGTTGCTCTTGCCGCTCCTCTTGTTGCTGCTGCCGCTCCTCTGGTTGCTGCTGCTGAGGCTGGCTCTGGGTTTGCGTAGGAGTCGCAGTGGCAACAGTGGCAACATTCTGCGTGGCGACATTCTGGTTAGCGGTGGTGCCGCCGGGGGCGGAGGCTTGGGCGTTGGCTACGTCAGCGAGGCTGCCAAGATCGCCCAGATCGCCAAGGCCGCCAACGGTGCCGGGCGCGGGGGCCGCAGTGTCTTGAGTCTGGGCAGCAGGCTGCTCGGTTGCTTGCGTGGTAGCGGTCGTGCTAGGGGTGCCAGTCGGCTGTCCCGTTTCGCCCAAGTTAGTGATACCGCCGTCCTGCTGCTGCTGCTGTGCCGTGGTGTCCTGCGAGACAGCCTGGTCGGGCGAGGTTGTTTCGGCGGGCTGGTTACTGACAGTGGTTTCGGTGGCAGTGCCCGGCAGGCCGGATAGGCCCGTGTCGGTCGGGGTGCCGCCTTCGGAAACGGTTTGCGTGTCAGTAGAGACAACTTGGCCCGGCGTTTCTGTGGAGACAGGCGTCGTCGTCGGAAGGTTGCTGAGTGCGCCTTCGTTGGTAACGGTGCCAGTGTCGGTAACGGTTCCCGCGTCGGTGACGGTGGTGGTGGTGCCTCCTGCAACAGGGGCTTCGCCAATTCCTTCGAGGGCGCCAAGACCAGTGCCTTGTTCGCCAGTAGTGCCGCCTGTCCCGCTCTGCCCCTGACCGACCGTGGTGCCCGTGCCGCCAGTTCCGGTGCCGGTGCCACCAATGTCACCTAGACCGCCGCCTGTGCCGGTTCCAATACCAGTGCCAGTTTCAGTGCCGATGCCGGTTCCGGTTCCAGTCCCTGCTTCGGCGCCAGTGCCGCCAGTGCCCGTCCCAACTCCGGTGCCGCCAGTGCCGGTGCCACCAATGTCGCCCAAGCCGTCGCCAGTCCCGGTGCCTGTACCGCCGCCAGCAGTTTCACCGCCGAGAGCGGGGCCTAGATTGTCAAGGCTGCCAGTACCTATCGTGACGGTTTCTGTTGGAGGAGCCGGGGGCGCGACGGGTGCTACAGGCTCAATCGGCGTGATTGGGGGAATGGGCGCAACCGGAATAACAGGGGGCGCGGGCGGCACGACAGGCGGCACAACCGGGGGTACAACGGGCGGCACGACGGGCGGGGCGGGAGGTGGAGCCGGGGTCGTAGGCGTGGTGGGCAGATCGGTTAAGCCTCCGCCGCCTGTGCCACCACCACCACCGCCACCGCCTTCAGCGGGAGGGGGAGTGGGCGTTACGGAGACAGGAGGGGCTTGACGGTAGCGGAAGAAAGACGGGATGCTGCCGGTCATAGCAGCGGTAAAGGGATCGAAAGAGCCGGGGACGGGAGGCGCGTAAGTGCGATAGACCGTACTCTCAGGGGGAGTAAGGGTCAGCGTAGGAATGGTGAAGGGATTGACGCCGTAGTTGATGGGGCGGCCCATCGTGTAGACGGTTTCGTCGGGGAAGCCCATCGTGCGGACTTCGTCTAGGCCCGCGAGGCCGCCAGTGGCAGCGATGGGTTGCGGCGCGAAAAGCTGGCCTTCAAAGGGCATGCCAGTATTGACAACAGAAACATCGGTTTCTGCGGCGGGAAGCGCGAATGGGGAGATAGACATGATGTCGGACATGGCAAACCTTCTGATGCGTATTATAGCATAGGGGAATTAGAAAGTAAACCTAGCGGACATCGACGAAGTTGGATGCTTGTAGGGCAATGAGAAGTTTGCCTACAATGTTGGTAAGTTGTGCTAGTGTGGGTGGCGTGTTCATGTCGATGGTAGTGGGCGCGCTGACGGTTCCGGTCACGATGAATTGGGGGCGAGTGCGGCGCCCCGGATCGAAGAGGTCGCTCTGCTCCAGAACGCGGATGAGTTGGTTCCAGGTTTCGCGGGAAGCCGGGTCCCAGTCTGGGGGAGCGGCAGGGAAGCTTCGCGAGGAGATGCGGCGGGTCATCGCTTGCCGTCAGGCTCAATTGCCATGCGGAACTGGCCCATCCGCCACGGCAAATCGGAAGAGGTGGAGGACTGGATTTGGAGGGAGAGTTCACGGCCTCGCAGGCGCAAGGAAGTTTTCTGGGTGGTGCCCGTGACGTTGAAGGGACCCTTGGTGATGACGGGGCTGCCCGGATATTTGCGTGCGCGCAAACTGATTTGGAGGATGCCCGAGTAGGGCGTGTTGTCGCTGAGGTTGGAGAAGTCGGGCACGAACTTGTTAACGAAGAGGATGTTGTCGCCCGCCTCTTGATCGAAGTATGCGCCCTCTAGATTGGCCGCGAGAGTGTTGCCGTTGTCCGTGTAACCGCGCTCTTGGTAGTAGAGATTGCTGGCGGAGGTGGCGGTGGCGAGGGGGTAGTTGAAAGTGCCAATGTCTTCCCACGCGGTGCGGTTCATGGTCCCGATAGACCAGTGGTTCTCGCGCGTATTGTAAATGACGTAGCGGTCGTTTTCTCCGTCGGGCGAGTCGCGGGACGGGTAGAACCAAATGACCTCGTCGAACGTGGCATTGGTGCCCGCGTAGATTTTGTCCAAGTTGAACTCGTCGAGATTGTCGTAGACGTAGCGGAGGACTGTGCAGCCGAGAGGCTGGAGACGTCCGTCGTATTTGAAGAACTGGCCGCTAGTCGACATCCAGTAGAGAGCGCCACCGTATTCGATGGCAGCATTGCGGCCAATGACTCCACAGCGTTCGCCTGCTGCCGTGAACCCGAAGACGTCGTTGCCACCGATATAGGACTGGATGAACAGGTCGTTGTCGGTTAGGATGGCGGTCTTGTCGTTGACGCGGTTGACGGCGCGAACTTCGGAGCCACGGCTAGGCAGCGGGTAATCACCGGCTGTGTTGGTGGCGGTGGGCGTCCAGTCCGTGAAGTCTTCTTGCGAACACCAGCGAATGAGAAGCGGGCTGTAGTTGCCAGAGATGTCGTGGGTGCCGTAGAGAAGAACGTGTCGCGCCTCAGAGGCAATGCGAACGATTTGGTTCACGGACGGCGCGGCAGTAACTACAACGGCCCGGCTTGTGATGTTGGCGCTGGTGCTCCAGTACATAAGGGGACCGTCGGAGGGAACGGCCATTATGTCGGTGCCCCACAGATCAAGCGACCAGAGACGGAGCGGGACGCTGAAGGTGCCGCCAGATGCGCCCCACCCGAAGTTGCCGCCCCAAACGCCCGTGCCCCAGCCCGCTTGCAAAAGGGTGTTGGCATTGCCAGACGGGTAGTTGAGGCCGATTGTGGCGGGACCGCCCGTGGTAAGGGAGGTGGCAGCCGCCGTGACACCCGTGCTTATAACGAAGCTGTTGGTGTTAATGACGCTAACTTGATAGGTGGCGGTGGTGCTGACGGTCGGACAGATAAGGATGTTGCCGCCGATAGTAGCGGAGACAGAGACGATCTCGATGAGGCTGCCGGTTGTCAGACCGTGACTAGGGACGGAGACAATGACGTTGGTAGAGCCCGCCGTTGTGGACAGGATGTTGGTTGAGGAAACGGTGGAAGTGAGGGGCGTGATGTTGTAGAAGGAGGAAAGCTCGCTGGAGAACAGGCCCGCATCGGTGCCGATTACGGCAGCAGCAGTTCCCAGTCGGCTGCGGACAGAAGCAATGTCGCGCGCGGTCCCGAAGATTTTGCCTGCTTGGGAAGGGTCTACTGCAAGCTGCCAACCGCCGAGAAGTTCGGGGCGCCCGTAGCGAAAGCGGATTTTGTCGGCGTCAGTCCAGAAGCCCCCGGCGTCTAGGCGCGTCTTCTCCTTGACGACGCCGACTTCGAAGTTTAGTTCGGTGAGCTTCTGATCCTGAAAGGTCGCTGACATTAGAACGTCTCAGTGATACGGATGCCGTAGTTATTGAGGAGGCCCGCCATCAGATCGAGTGTGGTAACACTTGTATTAACGATGAGGGCGGGGCCGGTGGCAGGCAGGACAGTGCCGGAACCGGCGCCCTGCTTGACCGTGATGTTGAAGGCCCCGCTCGTGTTCCGCACAAAGATGTAGGTCTTGGGGGAGGCGGGGACGATAATGTTCGCGTTGGCAGTAAGCGTGCCCTCGACTAGGAGGATGGCGCAGCGAGCCTGGTCGGGCAGCGCGTTTGCCGTGGTGAGCGTGGTGTCACCAGCGGATACGCTGACGGTCGCGATACCGGCTACAGCGGCGGCGATGAGGTCGAGGTTGTTGTTGGTCTTGATGCCCCAGGTGGTGGCATTCTCGCCCGTCGCTTGGAGTTCTAGGCGAAGGAGCGGATCAAAGGTAGAGGGCATTACTTGCGTTCCCCGAGGATGCGTGTTACTTTGTCGTCAATCCTATTTAGCACAGTTGTCAGTTTGTTTTCAAGGTCAGACACTACCTCGCGGGTAGCGAAGTCCTTGTTGACTTGAGCAACGTGCTGGTGATGGAGTTCTTGGAGGTGGTCGCACTTCTTCTGCACGCTAGAAATCTCCCGCTGGAGATAGGCTCCATAGGCCAGAAGGAGCGGCCACAGAAACGTCGAAACGAAATCGAATAGGAGCTTGATGTCCATGACGGGGGTCCTATGAAGGCGAAGACATCGAGGGAGTCCAAGTGACTTGCGTCACAATGATCTCGCCCCCGTCTTCTAGCAAAAGGAATGCCCCGTTTTCTTGGGCAAGGTAGGCTGTTAGCGAGGCTTGCTGGCGACCGTCGGGAACCTTGCGGGATTCTAGGCGCGGACGGGGAGGCTTGTTTTGCGGGTGCCTCTTGGCGTCGTAGATACCGTCGTAGCAGGAGGAACAGACGACTAGGTTCGTGGATTCCTTACGAAGCTTGCGGCGGTGGTACTTCTGTCCGCATCTGTCGCACAAGGACCAAACAGGAAGCGACATGACTAGGAACCATAATTGGTTTGGTCAGGGCGCCCATCGGGCACAGGCTTCAGTTCGCGGCGCGGCTTGGGCGACTTGTTTTGCGGATGACTCTTGCGGTCGTATAGGCCGTCATAGCAGGCGTAGCAGACTACGAAGTTGGTTGTTTCCTTGCGGAGGTCGCGACGCTTGTAGTCGAAGCCGCAGCGGTCACATACCGACCACATGTCCATGACGGACATTAGGGTTGCCCTGCGATGGTGTTCTCCGGAGAACCGTTGTAGCGATTGACGGTGTCGGAGCGGCGGGCGCGGGAGAACTCGTTGTTGAGGACCGCGAGTTCCTCGTCGAGAATGCCCTTCCAGATGGTGGTGCCAGCCGCGTTCTTCGTCCACGCATTCGCATACAGCATGGTCGCCGCGAAGAAGGCAGCGTCGGTGTACTGCGAGAAGTAGTTGGAGGGGAAGGCAGAACTAAGGACGGTGACGCGGGGAATGTATTCGATGAGGGCCGTGGTGTCGGACGGCGGCGTCGGCGCCAGATAGATGGAGGCGTTGTCCTTGGGCGCATAGTACTTGGAAGGGGCGACCGATGTGTAGTCGGGCCAATATGCGGTTAAGAACTCGTTGTTCTGTTCAAGCAGATTGTTCCAGCCGCCCGTCGCGCAAACCTGAATGGACTTGAGGACAAGCAGGTCGGCAGGAAGCGCCAGTGTCCGGTTGGACGCACTGACAGAGATTTCGGTGAAGCGGATAATGTTGACGGGATCGAGGCGCCGTTGCAAGTGGGCTTGGGCGCGTTCGATGATGGAAGGGAGGGCAGAGACGAACTCTTCGGAGTCCTCTTCCATGTTGGCGATAACATCGTTGCTGAGGGACGAGTAGGTGTAGGGCATCAGCGGATTCCGATTCTAAGCCGGAAGGGGCCGCGTTCACGATCTTCTCGCATTGCCGCCTTTAGCTGGGCATCGTACTCGCCCTTGAGCAGAAGCAGGCGACCGGCATCAACGCGGTTGCCACGGCGCAGACCGATCCAGTAAGCGAGGCCATAAGTGATGGCGGGCAGGAACCGGCGCGGTACGTCGATGTTGTCGAAGGCGCGCAGCGTGTCGTCAGCGTTCTTCTGGATGGTAAGGACGATGGTGTAGGTCTGGTCAGGCAGCGGCCAGAAGTGCATGATGTTGGAGTCGCGGCGCCGGTCCCACCAGAAGCGCGTCGGGCGACCGGTCTGGGACTTGGTAGGAATTTCTGCCCAACGCTCATAGCCATCACGGTCCAACAGGATTTCGGTTGAACTGGTTTCGACACTTGCGGTAAGAACGTCGGAGATGGACTGCCCGAACGTCAGCGTGGATACGGACGCTGACACGGGCACGGTGGTGGTTTCGATCTTGTGAAGGAGGACGTTCTGATTTTGAATGCTGGTTAGCATGTAGTCAAGGCCGCGCCTCGCGCTAATCAGTTCGTCCGCAAGAACAGGGCCGCCGCCAACCATGGCAGCAGCGTCCTGCAAGATGTCGTCGAAGGTAGGGTCGAAGGAGGCTACGCCGCTGGTTGCCATTGGCGCGACTCCTTACACGACTCCGTAAATGGTAACGAGCGGACCGCCACCAGCATAGGAAGTGCGGACGAAGGGAACGTCAAGACCGAAGGGGACGATGGTGCTGGCCGAGTTTGCAGACACTTCAGCGAAGGCGATCCACGGACCATCAGTGGTTGGTGCGGCTTCGAGGAAGATGGACGGGCCTGCGGCAGCACTCTTCTGCACGAAGAAGGCGCGGACTGGCGTACCATCGAAACGGTAATCGAGGTCGATGGCCGGGCTGGTCGTGGCCGCCGAAGTCGATACTTGAAAGGGGATGAGGCGAATAGTCTTAATGGCGGGCATCTGGGACTCCTATGGCAAGGAAGGCAGACCCTACCTAAGTAGAGCCTGCCGTACCTTGTTAGATAATCACGACATGGACGATAACGGAACCAGCCGTGACCGTACCGCTGTCGATGGAGACGATAGCCTGCACCGTGGTATCAGCCGTCAGCCGGATAGCGTTGGCCGAAACCTGGGCCTCCGTACCAGCGTAGGCGCGGCGACCGCCCGTGTTGACAGTGGTCGCAGCATACAGGATACCCGTAGACGTCGGGGTGCCCACACGCATATTCGTAGTCGTGTTGTTGAAGGGCGTCGTGATGTCGAGAACGCACTCATAGAAAGCGGCGCCCGCCGGAGCCACGAACAGCGGAATGGTCGTAGTGCCAGTCGCCGTACCCGTGCGCGCCGTGTTCACCACGACCGAGTAGTGGCCGGGAACAGCAGCTTCCACAAGATTGACGGGCTCTGGACCCGGCGGCTCGTGGTTGCGGATATTGAGTGGAAAGCTAAACGAGGTCATCTGATTCTCCTTGAGAATGGAGGAAAGGGGACCGAAGCCCCCAATCCATTAGGTGGAACCAGAGGAACCGTACCACTGACGCCAGTCAGACCAACCGAAGCTGTAACGCTCGCGGGCCTTGTAGCGCATGTTGCCGGTCAGGAAGTCCACATCGTCCTTCGTAGCCAGCGGGGCGCGGACGAACATCTTGGTGCCGTTCGGAACGTCCGTCCGAATGAACCAAGCGTTCGGGTCCGTGAACCGGTGGTTGACGGTGTAGCCCTTCGAGAACAGGCCCATGTCCTTCAGCGCGTTCGTGTCGTTGTCAGCCGTACCGACCCGGAGATCCGAGAACAGGATGCGGTGAGCAACGAACTGAAGCTGCGGCGGAATGTGCAGGCTCACGGCGCGAGCGCCGATCAGCAGGCCACGGTCATCCTTGGTCAGCGAGATATTGATGAGCGCCGCTTCAAGAGCCGTTTCGGACAGGTCGGTGCTGACCCGGTTGGACTGCGTACCAGCAGCAAGGGTCGGGTGGCTGGCCGAGAACAGCGGCTGACCGTCACCGCCCGCGTACAGCGAGCTAGTGGAGAAGCCGTTGTTGTAGACGTTCGCCGCCTTGACCTGCTTGGCATTCGCCATCGCGCGGCCCATCGCGTTCGCCTTCATCTTACCCGTGGTGCCATAGAGGTTGTCCTCGATAGCTTCCTCGGTGATGGCAAACGCCATGGCAACCGTTTCGTGGGTGTACCGGCTGGTCCAAGCTTCCGACGCGGTGTCGAAGAACACCTGATCGCCTTCCGTCTTGACCGGGGCCGTACCAAAGCCCGTCATCAGCACTTCTTCTTCGAACGAGCGATCCGACTTCTCAACATCGAAAAGCGGGGTATGCTCGTTGTCAATGCTCTTGTAAGCAGTGCCGAAGATAGCATTGAGGCCGGGGACAAGCTGCTTCGCGAATTGGGCGCGAGTCAAAATAGCCATTTTCTATATCCCCCTATTAAGCCGCAGAAACCTGCTGGAGGATCGGGCCATTCAGCTTCACGACCAGCACCGGGAACGGATCGCCCCAAGCGTTGTCAG